ATACTTGCGAGTATTCTCAAGAGTTACACCCATTACTGATTTTTTAGTGCCTTGAAGGCCTTCTAAAAGAGCTTCCTTAGTTTCTGCCCAACGGCCGTTTAGTAGTTCTGACATTTAAATTCTCCTTAAATTTTTAGTCCAGCAAGGCGACGGATATCAACGATATTGCTATCACTCTCGCTGCTACGATTGCTGTTGGAAACTTTGTTTCCTGTAATTTCTTTAGCCTCTATAAGTGCCTGTTTCTTCTGCGGAGCTTTACCAGTGTTACCAGAGATAACTGATGGTAGATACTTGTCAAAACTTTCTACAAGTCTTGATGTTTTCACACTCTCCATTAATTCACCCATGATTTCTTTTTGCTCTGTGTTTAACGGAGACAAAAGTTCATTCATGATATGTTTACGTTCTTGTGACTCTTTAAGAGCCGCAATCTCTGCTTCTTTACTTTCTACGATTTGCTTTGCTTGTTCAATAACTTCTTTAGCTTCTTGAACAGCATGATCTTTCATGTCTATGACTTTGAGTAATTTTGCAGTTTCTGATTTCTCATTCAGGTAGCTTGCTTGATATTCAGAAGCAAAAGCTTCAAATAACTTGCGGCCAAAATCTGCGCGGCGAGCTGACTCAATGTCTTCTTTTAGTGATGTCATTTCGGAACGTAGTCCCTCTGTTACAACACGGTCGACCATTGTGGCAGCACGTTGAACAAATTGTTGTTTAACCTGCTTGAGTTGTTCACGTCCTTCACGGACTAAACGTACCTTGGTTTCAGCCAAGTCTTGTTTATCTTTATAAAACTCTGCGATTTCTTGAGCAAGAGCTTCTACTACGAATGTTTCTAATGCACCAAACTTTGAAGCCATTTCGACTTGATCTTCATGCAATTCTGCTACTTCAGATGCTAGTTGACGTGTTACAAATTCCTTCATAACACCTGCGTCATTCTTCATCTTAACAGCATACTTTGCTTTCATTTCAGCTAATTGCTTACGGTCTTCAGTGAATTCAACAAGTTCAGTTGATAACTGATCTGTAATCATACGATCAACAGCTTCAATCATTGTTTCCTTGTCATGCTCATACTTCTGAGCAAATTCTTCGCGTAGTTGTTGAGTTAATTGCTCGCGTGACTCGCTGATGCGAGCTTCGAAAGCTAACTCAATAGACTCTTTGATCTCTTCTGAAATCACATTATTTTCAAATAACGATTTTAGTGCATCCAACATGTGATTCTCCTTATTATTGGAGTTTGCCAATTATTGCTAATAGGCTCTCTTTGAGATATTGTTGTGCCTTAGGGTCACCTTTCACCTCTTGCGCTATGCGTAAGGCATTAAGACCACCGCGACTATTCATCAGGTGTTCATAAATTGGTGTGGGATATGCTCCAGGGGCGCTAGGTTGAGCTACCATATCTACTGTGATAATCTCAAAATCTGATACTTCACCGGAGCCGTCATCTTTGACGTTTCCAGATCCGCGGCTTGATACTCCTAATTTCACACCACTTTCTAACATAGTACGAATTAGTTGTCCCATCGGCGTAGGTAAAACCTTTAGTTTACCGTAACCGTTTGGACCGTCCATCCACATATTTGTAATCATGTGTGACACACGGTCCAGGTTAATTTTTAGATCGTCTGGGTGATCTACTTCTCCGAGAACACTATAACCATTTTGAATCTGATCGTTCAGGGTTTTGACAGCCTTGCCAATCTCATTCACAGGGTAAACACGTTGATTAGCATTACGGATACCGCCTTGAATGCAGATACCCGACATGTGCAACGATTTCCCGTCTTTGTCATCAGATTCAACGATCATTTTTGCTTCGTTGAAGCTTAGATTCTCTCGAAGATATTTCATAGATTACTTACGTGATCCGATTAAGCTCTTCTTATCTGGAGCTGTATCGCCTGATCCTTTCTTCTCTGGACCATGGCCTGGCTCTTTCTTCTTGAACGCTGACTTACCAGCATTTGCNCCTGGTACGTTTACGTTTCCGCCGTCTTGTAAAGTAGGCTTGCTACCTTTGAAAACGCCGTTGCCTTTTAGTTGACCTTTGTTAGCTTCAACACCGTGCTCTACTCCGCCGCGAGCGATATTAGACGTTGTGCCGCCCATGTCGTTCTTACCGGCTACGATTGACCTAGCATTTGTGCCGTTGTCGCCGTGCTTTGGTAAAGCAACTTTGTCAACATATTCCATGAACTTAGCCATTTCGTCTTGTTCTTCTGGTGCGCCCATGTCCATATCGTCCATGCCGCCGTCCATTTCTGGCTCAGCATCCATGCCCATATCGTCAGCACCCATATCTGGCTCGTCTTCTTCACCGGCCATTAATTGTTCAAATTCTGCTTTTAATTCTTCTAAAGCGTCTTCTAGGTCCATAACGCGAGTTTCAACATCGCCTTCTTCACCTTCGTCGCCTGACATATCATCTTCTTCACCGTCGTCACTTTCTACGTCGTCAATGAAATCATCAGTAGCATCGCCACCTACATCACCTTCTTCGCTGTCAGCATCATCAGCTTCATCTGCTTCTGCGTCATCTTCTGGCTCTTCTTCACTGTCTTTAGCGAATGGATTTTCACCTTCTTTTAAATTAAAATCAGAATCTAAAAGTTCTTCATAAATTTCGCGGCTTTTTGCAACTACGATATTATGGAAAATTTCTTTTGCTGTTTCTTGATCTTCGTTGATCAACGCCTCAAGCATGGCTTCAAATTGCGTACGGTCAGTCATTGTTCTTTCTCCTGTGAATGATGGTTACAAGGCTGTATTATATTTACACTAATATTACAAAAGTGGTATAATATAGCCGCAAAACGACTCGTTTTGTTAAAATTCTTGATATTTATGCCGCTGGGGCAGGTGTGTAATACATTGAATGCACAAAGTCTAACTCACGTTCTTGTTCTAATATATGTGCTTCACTTGATTTGCGCAACTCATTGATTTGTTTTAGACTTAATCGTGTCTTACGAGTATCTTTCCTGCGCATAGTCGTCATGTCACGGTCAGCAGAATATCTAAGGTCGTTAGCTACATTGCGTGTATCAGGATCAATATAAAACAATTCTCTAAGTATCATAATGATATTTATGCTATTGGCGGTGTTGCAGGAGCCGTGCCCACTGCGGTTGTACCACCTTCGGTGCCTGGCTCAAGATCACCTGTAATATCATCAGGAGCACTTAGGTCGCCTGCGGCACCTAGGTCGCCTTCAATACCTGCGGCACTTAGTCCTGCTGAACGTAATTCGCCTGCACTGTCAGTCATTGTAGGCTGTCCTTTGCCGGACTCTTCGCCCCATAGACGTTCGTTGTCTGCAATTTCTTCGTCTGTTAAGCCTAAGAAACGTTTTAATGCAAAACGTTTTGACATAAAAGGAACTGCTTGGATAGTGTTAAATGTATTAATACGTTCGCCGTCAAGCGCACTTTGACGTGTGCTTGCAAAGTTTAAAGGCGGATTAAACTTCAATTCAAACAAGTTTGCGTCAATATTAACGCCTCTTGTATGCATGTAAATTTTAAATTCATCGTCAAACACACTGGTAATAAGTGCTTGTAAACGTTCGCAATATTTGTTAAAACGCAGTTCTTGAATGTATGCTGTGCCCACACGGCCGTCATTAAATGACGCTTGACTGTCATCTGCACCGGTTGGCAAGTAGCTTGATGGAATACGTAAACCACGGAATAACTTGTTAGTAAAGTACTTTAAATCGTCAATCTCGCCTAGATTAGTACCACCCGGTAATGTTTCTACTTTACTGCCGCGACCTTCTGCTGTTTGCGGAAAGAAATAGTCTTCGTTGATGCTTAAAGGATTGTAAGCGGAGTCTATGACATTTTGTCCACCACCCGTTTGACTTGGTATGCGGCGTTGGTGAATCTCATTCTTTACACGCTCAACGAAGGCCATGGCCATGTGACTTGGCATATTACCAACGTCAATATGAAATACTCTGCGCTCAGGAGCACGTTGTATACGATAGATTAAAATAGCATCTTCAAGTAATTCTTTTTGCTTGTAGACTTTGAAAATGTTTTCAAGTAAGCTGTTACCAAATGGAAAGTTATTGTCTAAACCTTCGCTTAGTGACAGGTGAACAATGTGTTCAGAATCAATTGCATGTTCAGTTTCAGTTGTTCCAAAACGTGATCCTGCACTGCTACCATATGGACTTGAGCCGCCTTTGTTGTTGCCGCTAGAGCCTGGATATCCTCCAGCGCCGGCTAGACCACCAGTACCTTGTCTTGGATTAATATTAGGAGTAATTTGTGTTGCAACTAAGTCCATAAAGTTAGGAGCAAGGTCTTTGACAACATATTGTTCAGGCTTCTTGCCATCGCTTTCGTTAACGATTACTTTGCTAATTTTGCCCGGATCAATGTATGTCCACTTTTGATTTTCAGGATCACGGATAAAAAATGCATCACCGTACTTGAACGTGTTACGTACAATACGGAAGATTCTTGTTTCAAATTTTTGTAGACGAGACCATTGTTGCAGGTACTCTGCAAGTATTCTAATTTCTGAGTTTGTTGCTTTGTGACGCCATTGTACTGAAAAAGGAGTCTTGCCGTCTTTGTTTTTTTGTGTGCAAAACTCTGCTAAAATATCTAAAGCCGCATTAACTTCTGGGTCGCTATCCATAACTTCATACTGTTGATAACGCTCAACTCGGTTTGGACTACCAGTATACACATCAGGAAGATAGCTTGAGTAATTACTCTTAGCTGGGCCTGCTTTTGCAGAGCTTTGCCCGTTGGTTGTACTCAAAGATGTTCCAACAGGTACTGGTGTAAAATATTTTTTCCAACTCATCTATTATTCCTTAGGCAAGCATATTGCCGCTAGTTTTAACGGCTCTAACATTTTTATAAGTGCCGTCTTCAACGGCCGTGATCAATTGCTTAACACTAGTATTTAACATATCGATACCTCTAGATAGTGCAGATTCGAAGTCTGTACTATTTGAAGTTGATGATTGTGTGCCTGTTGGTTGCGGAATTGTTGAGCTGATTGACGTTTTAAAATTACTCAATAACGATTGAAAATCGTTTGCTGACGGCATACTATTTTTGGCTTCATTCATTGCCATCTTAAGGTCATTTTGCATACCAGACATCATTACAGGTAATTTTGTCACTGCTTGATCAAGCAAGCCCATAGATACTGTATTTGACTTAACAGAACTTTGAGCTCCTACTTTTAATATCTCCGGGCCCTGCTCTCCGACCCAACCTTGCCAGCCTGCTGGAATAGCTTCGTCGCCTAGTGCTTTGCCGCCGGCGGCAGGTACGCCACCACGATTCCTCTCTGACACGTTCTCCTTATTTGTTGATACACCGGTATATCCAAGAACTTCAGTGTTAAACTGCTTTAATAATGAGCTTACTGAAAGTTCAGCTTGTGTCCTATTTTGAAGAGCTTGATTTAAACCTTCAAATTTACCAATACTAATGCCTATTGTGTTATTCACACCAGCAAGTGTTTCACCAAAGCCGCTAGATAGTTGTTTCATCAATATCTCGCCTTTGTTTATAGTTTGGCTTAGTTCTTTATCGGGATCATAACCAGGTTCGCCTTTCTTCTTTAGTATCCTGTCCTCAGCAAATACCTCTTTCATTCTTCTCAGCACCTCACCTGAATCTTCACCGGTACGTGCGGCTTCTACTCTAGCTTTTTGAAGCACTAGTAAATATTCTTTTGATCCTGCAATAATTTCTCCAGAGATTGCCATGATGTCGCTCTTACCTTGAGCCGACATCACTGCAAATTGTTTAAGTGCGGCTTTGTCTTCAACAAGATTTGCCATTCTAACATCAATCTCTTCTTGTAATTGTTTACGTTTTGCCGCATCTGTTTCTTTTGAAAGTTGGGCCATTAATGCTGTAACACCCGGCGCTGCCGCATCCAATGCGGCTGCAATTTTTGTTCCTTTTTCGCTAACTACATTACCTTCGCCAACTGTCATTTCTGTCATCAAATCCGCCATGCCCTTACCAAATTTACCCATGGATGTAAGATTATCTTTGTACGCTGTTTGTTCTTCTGCTGACATGGCCATCAACATGATTTCCATTTCATTCTTTTGCATCTGTGTTTCCATTGCTTTTTGTTGTTCCTGGCGACTCTTACCAGTCAATCGAGCAATATTGTCCATTTCGATTCCCATAGCAACAGCGGCATCAATAACACTTTTCTTTGACGCAGTATCGGTCATACTAAGATTGCGCGACATTGATGCAGACAATTGCAAAGTACGATCAAAGTCGTCAAGACCAGCTACTTTAAAACCATATACATCTTTGTTTTCATTAATTTCTTGAAGCATTCCTAGGTAAGCTAATGCAGAATTGGTTGCAGTACCTGATAATCCGCCTAGTGATTTTCCAGCGTCGTTAATAAATCGTGTAAAGCCCGGCAGGCTCATATGTGCGCCTAGTACCGACTGACTAAACAATCCTAAATTTTGACCAAATGTAAATCCGCTTTTACTAACATCCATCATATACTTGTTAGTATCAAGAGCAACACCCACCATTTGATTACCAAATTGTCCAACTGCTCCGCCTACTGGACCAAACAAGCTAATCACTTTATTAATATCGCCGCTCGCTTGTATTAACCCGTAGGTTCCTTGAGTTAACAAGCCAACACTTGCTACTAGATTGTTAGCGCCAGTAAAGATTCGGCCAAGGTCTTCCNNNACCCCGCGACCACCGCCGGCNGCNGACTGTTGGCTATTGTTTTGCTGGCCAAAGCTAGATGTCCGAACACCGGTTATTCCAGCTACAATACCATCAGTAAGATTTTGTATGGAACGGGTGGATAGATTAACTTCTGCATTCATTATTTTTTCCTAGAAAACTGCGTATATAAATACTGTATGATATATTTATCCGGAGCCCAAAATGGCAAATAATCCTTTACAGCAGTATTTTAGACAACCCAAGATCTTTATTAGTTTACCTAGCCAGGGGATATACAATAAACCTGGGAGTATTTCCGGTGATGTTGCTAGATTACCAATATTTGGTATGACTGGTATGGACGAAATTTTAATGAAAACTCCAGATGCATTACTAGCAGGAGAAAGCACAGCTAAAGTTATTAATAGCTGTTGTCCATCAATTGATGATCCATGGGATTTATCATCATTAGATACTGATATAATGTTAACTGCAATTCGTATCGCTACATATGGCGGCATTATAAACATATCAAATGACTGTTCTAACTGTAAAACTCCAAGTGAATACGAATTAGAATTATCTAAGTTAATTGATCATTACAGTTCTTGCAAGTATGATAACAAACTAGTATTAGATGAACTTATAGTAATTCTTAAGCCGTTGTGTTATAAACAAACAACGGAATTTGGCATACGTAATTTCCAACTACAGCAACAACTGACACAAATTTCTGCAATTGAAAATACTGATGAGAGATCTGCCGAGCTGAATAGAATTTATCAACAGTTAGCAATACTACGTAATGATGTGTTTGCTGAAAATATTGAAAGTGTTGATACTGGCAAAGTAGTTGTTGCTGAACGTGCGTTCATTGTTGAGTGGCTAAACAATGTTGACCGTAGTGTAATAGCGGCAATTACGGCCCATATTGAATCAAATCAAAAAACTTGGCAAGCGCCAGCCCACAATGTCAAATGTAATAATTGCGGACATGAAGATGCACTAGCAATTGATTTAGACCAATCAAATTTTTTCGTCAACGCCTAATTAAATTACCCGCTTCTGAAATTGAAGAATATTTAGTTAGGCTCGAAAGAGAAATAGCAGACTTTAAAAAAGAACTTGCTAGAATAAGTTGGCACATGCGGGGAGGCGTTACGGTTCAAGAGCTCCTGCACATCTATAGTTTTGATGATCGAGAAGCTTATTACGATATTATAAAAGAAAATATTGAAGCAACTAAAGTGTCACAGATGCCGTTAATTTAGTGCTTGCCCAGTGGCCGCATTATATCTAGTTTGACCTGGACGCGGTGCTGAAGGAGCCATTGGCTCAGCTGGAGGCGGCGCTTTATCAGACCCAATAGCAGTTAATATCTTATCGTAACCTGTTTTAGTAAGGCCACTTAGTATGTCAGCAACGAATCTAAAACCAGCAGCCGCTAATGTGTCACCAACCACCCACTCAGCAAATGCTTGACGACCAATATCAGAATCTAACCAAGCAGTAAACGCTAGTTTAGCACCAGCGCCCAAGCTATTAAACATTGCTGACATCTTATCTCCACCTAAGAATGGCAGTTGTTGTATACCGTTTCTACCAAATACAAATCCTGATATCTTTCTACCGGCCCACAATGCTAGGATCTTTCTTACGCACACATCGATATGATGCTGTGTGTCACCTTGTAGCAATTCAGGGTTTGCCAAGTATTCAGGATCTTGTTTTGAATCCCATCGTGCATAGTCTGCATTAATCGCTAATACGCAAGTGTATATAGGTTCAGCAATACCGTATAATTTTAAAAGATTATCAACCATGTCAAACTTGGAACCTAACCATCCTTTGACAATTTGAGCGTTAGTGCCAACCTTGGCCAATGCTCCAGTTGCTTGACCGGCTTCTTTGGCAAAAATTTTGGCGGCTTGTTTTTTGGCTGAATCGATAACTGCTTGAGGAATTCTTGCGTTGACAGCTTGCTTCTCGCCTATCAAGATTGCATCATCAACTTTAGTCCCCATTTTTATAGCTGTTTTTGCCCAAGCCTCACCTAACTCAGCGGCAGCAACTGATGCTTCTTTACTAACCAGTTGTTTGCTAATCCATAATAATGCATCATCAACACCGGCATATACACTAGGGCCACCTCGTTCCAAGGCTCGGGCTAAGTAGCTTAGGTACATGCTTACTTGTTCATTCAGAACTCGGCTTTCAGTAATAATTTCAGTTACTTTCATATATTGTCTCGCAGTTAGATATTTATCTACTGTATTAAGATGAACTAAAGTTCATCTGCTTTTCGCTTGCGCTCAAGCATATTGTTTTCTTCTTTACTTATTAAGAACTGTTAAGTGCGAAGCACTTTAAATATTATCTAGATTGTTCAGTCACACTTTGCCCTGGCGGGCAAAAATGTTAACATTATCTGAGTTGAACATGTCACACTAGCGTTACAGCGTTACAGAGGCGGTTGTCCGGTACCTCGAGCTGAGTCTTTATACAACGGCGGGTCCTAACATGTACGCTAACACACATCAAGCCGTGGGTATTTCTCCCTCTTTTAGCCTTTTTAATCGGTTTGCATAAACTAAACGGGTTATAGGCATATCCCATCCTCATCCTTGCGGGTAGTAGTTTACTGGTCTGTCGCCAAGCAGATACTCCTTACCGTCACACATCAGAACGGATTCAGGGCACAATGTCAACGCCTGTGCGGGCTTATTTGGCGATTAAACAGCCTGAATTATTAGCCTTTGAGTATATGTGAACCATGTACACGGACACTAATCTGGCCGTTGTAATAGTCTTTTGATTCTAGAACTTTGCGTGTGAATTGTTCTCTGGCCTCGATGTAAGAGCATTGCGCCTTGCTTGTGCAGTAATATAGGATTTCTCGAGTGAAGTTTTCTTTGCCTAATTTCAATACGTCCACGTTTAATTCTAGATTCGAGCCATAATAATCTCGCCAATCTGAATCAATTTTTGACCGTATTTTCTTTTTTTTCTTAGTTCCGTTCTTAAGTTTAACCACTTTGTAAGTAGTCTTAGCGAACTTGGCTAATTTTTTGCCTATATATTTGCGTCCAGAGATGACATTTGTTATCAGATATACGAAACCAACACATTCTTCGGGAAGTGTTTCAATGATTTCATTTTGATAAGTCCATGGCATGAAGTAGTTATCATTGGTTACCTCGGTGCCTGTATAGTTTTGATTGTGTATCGAGTTTCAATTTGTGCCTGTAGATATTTTGCTAGTAATTCGTGGCCTTCTGCCAACGGATGCCCACCGGGCCCGTAGGCTACTGTGTTGTATTGTAATAAAATAGATTTCAAACTAAAATTTAGCATATGACGTGTTAGNTCTACATTAACAGTCAGNTGGTGTGCATATTCTTCAAAGTCCTTAATTTCAATAAACGATTCTAATGTTGTATACGGATTAGGAAATACACTAGTTCCAAAATACGGAACACCGTTAACTTTTAGAAACGAATCCATCATAATAAGTTGATGCAACCATCGTACTAGATCAGATTTGTCCGAAGAGTGTTTAGCCCATATCTCTACAACTGCCCGAGGAAGGTGCGCTTCATCTGTACTGACATAGGGCCGATAAAAATCTCCGTGTTGGTCCGGGAGTTCAAATCGTTGCAATTGACTCCAAGATAACAATACAAACGGCTTTTGCCCCTCCATTTTTAATCTTGTAATATCTCTAAGAGTTGTACGACTGATGTAGTCGTTGCCAGCACCTGCCATCGATCCGTCTACTAATTCTAATCCTAATGCATTGGCTAGTAATCGAGGAAAGTAATGTGCTTTTCTATAATCCTCATGCACCACAGCAAATTGATCAGTAACATCTGATGTAGGATCAACAAGTTCACTACCGTGAACCCACGAGTCACCGTTGGTGTAGAGTACATCAGCAATAATTGTCTGCTTGCTAGTCATTATTCTTACGCCGTTCCTTACGAGCTAATAGCTGTGCTTCTTTTTCAATGCCCCACTCACGGACAGCAACTCTGCGAGCACTACAAATTTTTCTAATCTCACTTAATTTTTGACGCAAGCGTATGCCCGAAGCTTTGGTGCCTTCGTTGACCCACTGCTGATTAGCTTCAAAGTATTCTCTGAACTTGGTCAACAGTTGTGCATGTAACTCTTCGTCCTGATGCATTACTCAGTGATCTCCAAATCATTTGCGTAACTAGTGAATCCGTTTTCTTTAATAACTTTTAGTACATTATTAACACGACCAATGAGTTCATCTTTGTGGCTGATTAGGAAAATATTTTTCTGTCGCTCACGTGCCATCTTTTTAAGCACAGCCAGTGCTGATTCAACACCTGACGCATCAAGCCCGTTGTCAATTAGCTCGTCAACAAACAACAAGTTGATGTTCTGATACAGACTTTCCCACACATCACGGAATGCCCATGACAAGCCAAGTATAAGCCTATTACGTTCGCCACGTGACAGGTTGTCAAAGTCTAGATCTTGTCCTAACTGTGTGATCTCAACATTAAGATCGTTTTGAAATTGCACAGTATGTGGTAATCCCATCCGATCAAGATAGTAGGTTAATCTGTTATTAAGATAAGCCAAGTTCTGGTCAATGATCTTTTTACGGATAAAACTGTCCTTACTGGTCAGCAGTTTAAGTAAAAACTCTTGATGCTCTTTTAAATTATTAAGTTCGTTAACGTGATCCCACGTGATTTCTTGCAAGGCAGTGCTGGTTAACTCGTCAATTTGTTCTTGATATGGGTCAACTTCTCCGGCTCTAACAGTTAATTGAGTTTCAAGAGTTTTAAGATTGTTCTGATGTTTAAGAGCCTGTTCAATACTATCGTAATATGTATTAGGACGTCCATTAATATCGCCAATGCCACTAATCTCTTTAACAATCTTAGCAAGGTCAGCAGAGACTTTATCAAAGTATTTCATTGCTTCGCCCAGATGCTGTACCGCACTGTTGGACATTTCTTCATGTTTGTGATCATGTAGTTCTTGTTCGCAAGCGTGACACTTTTTGTCTTTCAACTTAGCAAGCTCGTCATCGTACTTTTTTACGCTTCTCTCCGCTTGCGCTATCGCGCTATCTAACGTAGCCCGCTCCTTGTTCAAACTCTTTAGTTTAGCGGCTTGCTCTTCATAAATTTTAAGTGCGGCATGCTTCACTAGTTCAGTATCAATGTCTACACTTTCTAATTCAATAATAGCTCGACCGATCTTTTCTAGATCAGTATCGTGTTGAGTATTCCAAACAGTTTGTCTTGTCAGTAAGCTGTCAATACTTAATTGTATCTTATCGTTTGACTTCTTAGTAGCTTCAATATCAGCACTTGCTTGTACAATAGTGTCTTTAGTTTCACGGATTAGTTCTTTAAGAGTATCCGCTTTCTCAGAAAGTATAGTAATACCAAGAAGCTGTTCGATAATTGCACGTTGATCTGCCGCCCGCATACTTAAGAACGGTTCTGTGTAAGTGTTTAGAGCAACAATATGCTTGAACATGTCGTGACTCATGCCCAACAACTCATCTAAGTCCTTTTGAGTTTCACGCATGTCGCCCTGTGCGTCATCACTTTCTTCACCATCTTGCTCAACATCGTTGACATAAAACTTCATTAACGTTGGCTTGCGCCCTCGTTCAATGCGATAGTCAGTGCCGTCTTTATTAAAAGCCAGGGTGACTAGCATGTTTTTGTTGTTAATCTTGTTGATTAGATTATCTTTCTTAATATTTGTAAGTGCAGTACCAAACAAAGCAAAGCTCAACGCATTAACAATGGTTGTTTTACCAGTGCCGTTACGGCTTCCGCTGTCATCTCCGCCCATATCTAAGTTTTCGCCCAGTACAAGGGTTAAATTTTGTTGTGCAAAGTTGACTGCTTGGGTTTGATTCCCAACACTCATAAAGTTTTTAACAGTAAGTTCTTTTATTTTTAAGGTCATAGGCTATGGTATATTGATAGTAGCGTGTTCTTATTATACGTGTCGCTTTCAATGTTTACAAGCTGACTGGACACAATTTGATCTACGCTTTCAAATGCTTGAATATCAATATCGGTATTAATCTCAACATTCTTTTTTTCTGTAATTAAAGTAAGTTCACGGATACTATAATCTGACATAAACTTTTCTTTAATAAAACTTGCCTCTTCGTAAGTAATATCAATATCTAAAGTAACACGTAAATGTTGTTTTGGCAGTATCAGTGTGTCAGCTTCGTCGATTAATCGACTCAGTGTTATGGTTCTAAATGTTGGTTGATCTGGCCACGTGTGATATTTAGGTTTACCATCCCACTCTAATATCATCATTCCACGGTCATCATCCCACGTGTCAGCATAGTTGTGCGGGAAAGCATTACCGATATAGATCATGTTCTTTTGTTGCTGACGTTTGTGAAAGTGTCCGCTGAATCCTAGTTCGTAACTTTCAAAACTATCTAGTTGAATTTCACCGTGATCTGGCATTTGTACCATGGCGTTCATAAAGAAGCTGGGCAATTCAAAGTGTCCAAAGATATACTTGCCACCCTTTTTACCTATTGAACGCCATTCATCTCCAACTAACCACGGGCACATGGTAACATTACCAATGGTAGTAGGTTCGTGAACAATAGTAATCCCGGGAATGTACTTGCCAAACTCTACAGAATGTATATCTCGCTTGTCTTTATAATAAAGATCGTGATTGCCAGGAAAGAAATAAAACTTATCAAATGCTTTACCTAGTTTTTCTAGTGCGCGAAGTGAATAGTCCATGGTAGTGATGTTAAGACTATTACGATTATGATGCCAGTCACCCATAAAAATCCCAACATCACAGCCCTCTTCTTTGGCTTTGGCAATGTACCAATCTACAAAATCTTCGCAGTCTTGGTTGTGCGTTGAACTATTAGATTTTAATCCAAAGTGTATGTCGGTGAAACAGGCAACTTTCTTAAACAGTTGGTGCGTCATTGGTTGGTTCATTTGTTGTGTCCTCTGCATGGCGTTTTAANGCGGCTTCGTGTTCGCCTTGCCCGGTTCTACTGTAGCTTGGGTTCATGCCATTCATTTCTAGAATGTCATCTCGAATGTTTTGATTGCGTTTTTCAATGTTGATAACTCGAACAAAACTATTAGTAACTGCCGCAGTAAAATAAGCAAACGGATTATCTGATTTGCTCTCGTCAAACTGTAGTCCGATCTGCGTTAGCTGTAAGATAGCTTGCCCCTTCATCTCATCATTATAGGTATAGCCGCGAACGTTACCCCGTGTAGCATACCGCTCACAGAGTTTAATCATCATACGGGCAAGAGTAGGAGTAATACAACCAGCGTCTTTATCAAAGTAGCCCTTTTCCAAGTCTCCCTTCCAATGACTCTTACCAACACATTCAATTACATCTACATCGTTAAATTTAAAGTGTTGGAATGGTGGAAAGTTAACTTTATCTCTATGATCAGCAAGGCTTTTAGGATTTTTCTTGCGTGTACTGTTAAGTGGAATATGGTCAAAGCTCATAATTCTAAATACTAGCTCTTGCTTGGTAATCTTTTTATAGTCAACTTCGCAATCAGCCATCTTAACTTTTTCGCCAGACGCTTTCCGTTTGGCATAATCTTGATCACCTAATCGTTTAGCTTTATTCCGTTTTGCTTCTGCAATAGTTCTAATATTAATTTTATCCAAACTGGGTAGAATAATATCGTATTGGTGATATGCTGGGTTGGTAAAACTACAATATGACGCCTTACTTCTATGTATTTCTAACAACATATCCTTGTTGTTTAGGTAATTAACTTTTGGTGCTCTTGGTATCAATGTCATTAATCGGTCTCCGGATGTTGTATTATAAACTACGCACATTAAAAAGTCAACTAAATATTAGCCAAAGGGGAACATTATGGCATTCACAAAAGGGCAAGGTATAACATCAAAAGCAGTACCGTCTAACTCGTCGTTTAGCACGGCTTCACAGGCTAGAAATGTAGCTAACAAACTGGGTGGCGCAATTTCCGCAATTGGTGCTGTTAGTAATATTGGTAGTGCTATTCGAAGTATGAATTTGCCCGCCGGCGGCGAAGTTCTTGGCGACCTTGACAGTGCATTTTCAAGTTTTGGCGGTGAATCAAATGCAAACGATTGGCGTGTCAGATTAAGTATCCCTAATTGGACTAGTTTTAAACGCAGTCCTGTGTTAACACCATTAAAAGATGCTGGCGGTTTAATATTCCCATACACTCCCCAGATATCTATTAAGTCTGGCGCAAAATATTCAGGTGAATCCCCAACACATTCAAATTATCCATTCCAGGCATTTAAGAATAGTGACCCTGGCACAATTGAAATTACTGCACCAATGGCTGTTGAAGATCCCGCACAGGCACTGTATTGGATTGCATGTGTACACTATTTACGGTCAGTGTCCAAAATGTTCAGCGGATCTGATATGAAAGCCGGTAATCCTCCGCCTATTGTATTTTTAAACGGATACGGCAATTATGTTTTTAAGAATGTACCAGTAGCTATTCAAAGTTTTAGTTGTACATTGCCTAATGATGTTGATTATATTGCATGTGATGTTGTTGGCAGTGCCGCAGGAGATGTACAAGGAATAACAGACAGCATTGGCGGATTAGCAGATACGTTAGGAGCCGCTATTCCCGGCTTCTCAGCTCTCGGAGCAATAAGTAACATTGCAGGTGGTGTTGGCCAAGTTGCAGGGTTGTTAGGAGCATTTGGCGTTGGTGGAACAACCAGCGGCGGCCAAGCACACGTTCCAACAAAAAGTCAATTTGTAATTACACTAGTACCAATGTACAGCCGTTCGAGTTCACGCAAATTTAGTTTAGATAGATTTGTAACCGGCGGATATTTAAGTAGTGGTTTCGGATATATTTAAAATGGCAATATATACTAATACAAGTCCGTGGTATAACACATCAGTTACTCAAAATTATCTTGAGCCGTTGTCTATCAGAGCGGTCAGTGCAGAACCTGATGACTTTCTATATACTATAGAAGCACAATACACAAATCGTCCTGACTTACTTGCCTTTGACTTATACGGCGATGCGTCTCTTTGGTGGGTATTCACCCAACGCAATATGGATGTGTTACAAGATCCTATTTTTGATTTTGTACCGGGAAAGAAAATCTACATTCCAAAGAATAGTAGTTTACGAACAGTATTAGGAATTTAATATGGGAATTTTAGATGCGGCAACATCTGCAGTTGGTACCTTAACCGGCGGAATAGGCGGAATGTTTAGCGGCCTTGGCGGAGTATCTTTGCCATCACCAAATATTTTATCTAAGTATGCAAGTTATGATTATATTCTAAGTCTTAGTGCAATGACTATTCAAGATTTTAATTATCCAGATATTTCTTACAAAGCAGGTAAGGTACTTCCAATAATTTGCAAATCTGGTGGCGCAGATCCTAACAACCGTGTGCAAACGGCCTACGGAAAATTTGAATTTTATCTTGACAATCTTACATTTGAAAGTATTATTGGACTTGCAACAGCAAAAACAACCAGCGTAACTACTGTACAGTTTGATATATATGAGCCGTATAGTATGGGAACATTTATTCTAGCATTGCAAACAGCCGCATACCAAGCAAAATTTGAAAACTTCCGTGATGCACCGTTCTTGTTAACTATTGAATTTAGAGGTAACACTGAACAAGGCGCAATTTCAAACATTCCATTTGCGGCTAGACACATTCCTATCAGACTTACTACAGTTTCAATGAAGGGCGATGAGAAAGGATGCCGTTACAATGTTATGGCGTATGCCACACAAGGGCAAGCATTGACTTCTCGCTACGCTAATTTAAAAACAGACACTACTATTAAAGGTAAAACAGTTCAGGAAGTATTACAAACAGGCGACCAGAGTTTACAAGCTGTTGTGAATAAAAGATTAGAGGAGTACATTGACAACAAGACAGTTAAAGTTGCTGATAAAATTGTTATACTATTTCCTAAAGAGGAAGCACTTGCCAGCGGACAAGTTGCCGCTGCCGGTGGCGGTTCAGATAAGAAAAGTTCTGCAACATCTCTGCCACAACAAATCACTAGTGACTCCGCCTCAATATTTAAAAAATTAGGTATAAGCGACACTACCTTGGCGCAAGCCGCGGGCAATGTTAATGCCTTAGGTGCTGCCGATATGGGATGGGGACTTGCCAGACAGTCCGACCCTGCAGGAGCCAAAGAAGCACTCATGGTTTCTGAAGATGGTAACACTTGGTCTCGAGGAAAGATGGTAGCTAATCCTAAGGAAGGCGTATTAAAGTTTAGTCAAGATATGGATATACCGGGTGTTATTAATCAAGTGTTATTGACTAGTTCATATCCAGAAAAAGCATTAGCAACAGCTGGATTAAAAGCAGACACTGGTATGCGAGTATGGTGGAGGATTGATACACAAGTTTATATTATTAACTCTGCAGAAAATTTACCAAAAAATGGCACATATCCCCGTATCATAGTATACCGTGTAGTAGAATTTGATGCGCACTCAAGCAAAGCAGCCGCAACTAATTCTAAAGCACCGGGATTTGACAACTTAAAGAAACAAGTATGTAAACGTTACGATTATATCTACACAGGTAAGAACACAGAAGTTATTAAATTTAATATTGATTTTAGTATTGGTTTTGCTAACAGAATGGCCGCCGACAGATTTAAACATTCGCAAGATGTAGAAGCGGCCGGCCCGAAAGCGTCCGACACTAAAGAAGACAAAAAACCAATTACAGAAACTGCTGACGGAGCCAAGCCTGGCACCCAGCCCGGCGCAATTGCAACACAAACTAGTCACGATTTAACTGACACTAGCTATGATGCCAAGGGAGGCGGCGGCCAAGAAACAGCAGCCAACAGAGCGGCCCGTGTATTTCATGATGCCCTTACTAAAGGTAAAGACATGTTGATGTTAGATTTAGAAATCTGGGGAGATCCTTACTGGATTGTGAACAGCGGCATGGGCAACTACACAGCAAAACCTGTTAAGGGAGTTAAAGATCTCAATAAAGATGGATCAGTAAACTGGCAAACTAGTGAAGTTGACATATGGGTCTATTTCCGTAGCCCGTTAGACATTAATCAAACTACAGGAATGTACGATTTTAAATCACCTAACCATACAGAAGATATGACACTGTCTACTAAAGCAGGCCCGGTAATTGGTTTTAGCGGATTATATTGTGTTACACTTGTAAAAAATAATTTTAATAAAGGTCAGTTTAGACAAACATTAACCGGCTACAGAAGAAATGCTCAAGAGCTTACAAAAACAGCAACTCCTGCGCAGACATATAACGTATCTACACCATCGCCGGCGCAGTCCGGTGGTGAACGTGGAACAAGGGGTGGAGCATAATGGACGGCTCTACTAACGAAGACCACATCTCGTCAACAACCGCTACTGTTAAAGCTGGATTGTACTTGGGTACAGTTGTTGCAAATCTTGACACAACCTATATGGGAGTGTTGCAAGTACAGCTTCAACGACCAACCGGTGGAAACACAACAGCAGGACAAATTGTTAACGTAAAATATGCCAGTCCTTTCTTTGGTAGTACCGGCGAAGAATACGTGTCTGATGTTGACGACTACGAAAACACGCAAAAGAGCTATGGCATGTGGATGGTACCACCTGACACTGGCACAACTGTAATTGTTGCGTTTACAAATAACGATACAAAGTATGGTTATTGGATTGCTTGTGTACCTGACCTTTCAATGAACTTTATGGTGCCAGGCTTAGCCGCAACTAAATTTATTAGCCCTGACTCACTTACAGTTGACGGCAAAAGAGTACCAGTTGCAGAATACAATAAAAAATATAATCCTGGCACACAATCAGACCCAACAAAAATTAACAAAGCTCAACATCCATTTGCAAAAATATTAGAGTTGCAAGGATTGTTAAAAGACGATGTACGAGGTATTACAACTAGTGGTGCCCGCAGAGAAAGCCCAAGCAATGTATTTGGTATTTCCACCCCAGGTCCGTCAGATAAACAATCTGGTGCAAAACGTGGCCCTGTTGGCAAAGAAGGAGAGCGTGTTAATAATTTTCCTGTTAGTCGAATGGGCGGCACAACGTTTGTTATGGACGATGGCGATGATAAATTTCTACGTAAAACTCTAGCAGGTGAAGGTCCTCCGGAATATGCATCTGTTGAACAGAAAGAAACTGACGGTGATATTAAAATTCCGCACAACGAATTATTTAGAATCCGTACCCGTACCGGCCATCAGATACTATTACATAACAGTGAAGATTTGATTTACATTGGTAATGCAAGCGGAACATCATGGATCGAATTAACTAGCAACGGCAAAATTGATATCTATGCAAAAGACAGCATCAGTATCCACACTGAGGAAGACATTAATTTTACTGCTGATCGAGATATTAATCTCGAAGCTGGTAGAAGTATCAACATGAAAGCAGCCACTGATTTTTATTTAGAAACAGTTGGAGATGCTTCAATAATTATTGGTAAAGATGGAAAATTAACAACTACTGGTAATTTAGATATCAACACAACAGGACATAATTGGTTCACAGCAGGGCAGTCAACAGAAATAAAAAGCGGTGCAAATCATGTTGAAACAGCAAAAGAAATTCATATGAACGGCCCTGAGGCGTCGCCTGCTGTAGTCGCAACTAAGTTACAACCCTTTGATGTACCAGGTCCAGCCGGAACACAAGTGCAATCAATTATGCTACGTGTACCGCAAGCTGAACCGTGGGAACATCATGAAAATTTAGATCCTATAAACTTTACTGCTCCTAAAACTGACATAACTACAGGCGCCGCAATACCAACACCTAAAGCATGGAACGAGTATTCTATAAAAACAGACACCTTTGAAAAGTTTCTACCGCCTGAACCGGCACCAGGAGATCAAGCATGAGTTCAAATCCAAGATTATATGATAAGATAGTTTTAAAACCAGGAATGCGCAGTGACAACGTTACGCCTAAGATGTACAAAGGTTTTAGTACAGTTAATGCAGATACTGAAAATTTTGCCCTATACGATTTTCAATTAATTCAGCAAGACTTGTTAAATCACTTTCATACTAGACAAGGCGAACGTTTAATGAACCCGGATTACGGCACAATTATATGGGATTTACTATTTGAGCCGCTAACAGAAGATGTTAAAAATGTAATTACAGACAATGTTAATTCAATTATTAACTACGATCCTCGTATACAAGCAAGCCAAGTAACTGTGGTTGCATATGAAACAGGACTGCAAATAGAATGTATTTTAACGTATCTGCCATACAACATCAGCCAGACGATGCAACTACGGTTTGATCAAGCAAACGGACTCATGTTAGGATAAAACACCCACATAATTTTATTCAATAAATACATGATATAGGATAAATCATGAGTGTAACTACTAGACAAAATAGATTATTAGTAAGCGAAGATTGGAAAAAAGTATACCAATCTTTCCGTAATGCGGACTTCCAAAGCTATGACTTTGAGAACTTGCGCCGCACAATGATCGACTATATTCGTCAGAATTATCCAGAGGATTTTAATGACTATATTGAGTCTAGCGAATACCTTGCCCTAATTGATCTTATTGCATTCCTGGGCCAAAGCATAGCTTTCCGCGTTGACTTGAATGCCCGCGACAACTTTTTAGAACTGTCTGATCGCCGTGAATCAGTATTACGATTAGCACGTATGTTATCCTATAATGCTAAACGTACTGTTGGCGCAAGCGGCTTATTAAAACTAACAACTGTATCTACAACAGAAACTGTAGTTGACAGTAATGGACGAAATATTGCAGGACAGACTGTTACTTGGAACGACCCAAGTAATTCAAACTGGTATGACCAGTTCATTAAAGTAATTAACTCTGCAATGCCAAAGACTCAGCAATTTGGAAGTCCGGCAGATAGTCAAACAATTTACGGAATCCCAACAGAGCAATATCGTTTCCAAAGTATAACTGACGGAGTTCCAGTCTTTGGATTTACTAAAACAGTAGCAGGCCGTCCAATGAACTTTGAAGTAGTGAGCACTACATTCAAGGGACAAAGTTATATCTACGAAGAAGCACCTAAAGAAGGTAATCCGTTAGCGTATGTGTATAGAGATGACGGTAGAGGCCCAAGCAGTGCAGGGTCGGGATTCTTCATGCGATTTGTGCAAGGTTCTCTAAACACCGGAACTTTTACAATCACACAACCAAGTAGTAACGAATCCATTGACATTGATGCTGAAAATATTAATAATGATGATGTGTGGTTATATAAACTTGATCAAGCAGGTCTTGAAACTGATGAGTGGACACAAGTTTCAAATCTTGAAGCAAACAACATTATCTATAATAGTTTAAACAAAAATATTAGAAATATTTATAGTGTTATTACTAGAACAAACGATGCTGTCAGTTTACAATTCAGTGACGGTACTTTTGGTAATTTACCTCTAGGCACGCTACGTGCTTACTATCGTGTAAGTAATGGATTAGCATATTCGATCACAACACAAGATGTTAGAAATGTTAGCATCAGTTTTCCTTACCAGTCAAATAATGGTCAAACTGAAACTCTTACACTAACTTTAAATTTAGCAACCGGAGTATCAAATGCCGCAGTTGCAGAATCAAACGACACTATCAAGGCTAATGCTCCGCAAACTTATTATACACAAAACAGAATGATTACTGGTGAGGATTATAATATTAGTCCTCTGGCATCAAGCACACAACTTGCAAAAATTAAATCAATTAACAGAACAAGTTCTGGCATTAGTCGCTATTTTGATCTATCAGACCCAACAGGCAAGTATAGTTCAACTACGTTATTTGCCGATGATGGTATTATATACACCGAATCATATAAAAGTTCTTTCAGATTTTCATATCAAAATAAAACAGACATTGAAGGTATTATCTACAACAGTATTTTTGAAATATTAAAAGATATTAATCTTCGCAATTTTTATTATGCTACATTTATTAACTTTTTAACAGCAAGTTTAGATATTCGCTGGTACAATGTATCAACCGACACAAACACTTCAACTGGATATGTTGGTGCAGCCAGCGGAACAACAATATATAAAGTTGGATCTTATACTGCAACCGATTTAAAATATTTTAAATCAGGCGCCCTAGTTAAATTTATAGCACCAAGCGGTTATTACTTTAACTCGTTAAATGCAAATATGCTAGTTCTACAAACGGGTTCTGTACTACCACTAGGCGCAGTTACATCAATATGGGCAGAAGTGGTATCTGTAGTCGATGACGGCACAGCAGTTAATAAGGGAATTTTAACTTCGGGCTTTGGCGCAATTACGTTGAATAGAGCAATACCGTCAACTGCAATTATATCTCAAATTATTCCTAAGTGGAGAACAGTTATTGATAGTAGTGTTATTACTACAATGATTGATTTAATTTTTGCTAATAAGCCATTTGGGCTACGATACGATGCAGTTACTCAAGTTTGGTCAATTGTATTTGAATTAAACCTAGATTCAAAAAATAATTTTAGTTTAGGTAAACAAGGCGACCAGTCTAACCTAGGGCAGGACGCTAGCTGGTTATTATTGTTTACTACTGACAATGAGTTTTACACTGTTACTACTAGAATGCAACGTTATGTTTTTGAAAGTAATCAGCAAATTAGATTCTACTTTGATAGTAGTAATAAAATTTATGACAGCAAATCAAATGCAGTTATTAAAGATTCTGTTAATATTTTAAGTATTAATTTACAGCCAAACAGTACTGCGCAGTTTACGTTTGACCAACCTTGGGATATTGTTTCTGAGTATACTGGATTAGATGGCTATGTTGATACTAAAAAATTAGTAGTTACTTTTGCAGATAATGATGATAACAGTGTTGTTGATAACCCCGAGTTATTTTTAAACATTGTTGCTCCTCCACTGGTAACGGAAACTAGTTCTGCAGTCTTACAAACAAAGTACATTGTACAAGAAAAATATACAATTAGCCAAGGGCAAGAAGATTATCGCTACGTTGATAACACTGATAAGAAAGTTATTATCCTAGCGGCCCGTCCTCAACAATTACCAGCCGGCGCAAAAACTGGTCAATATTATTATTTTGTTAATACAAATACCGTGGTAAAACTTGATACTGCGCTACAGGACCAGTATGTTCCAAGTTTAGATTATAAAGTATTTTTAGGAAGAGATCATCTTAAATTTCAGTATGTACATAATGCAGATTATGAAACAAGAATTGATCCAGGTGCAAGTAATATTATTGACATTTATTTGTTAACAAAGAGTTATGACACTAGATTCAGACAATACTTATCTGGAGCATTAATTAATAAACCGCTTCCTCCCAGCTCAAGCGAGCTATACGACTTAGTATCTGGAAATTTAAATATTATTAAATCTATTAGTGATGAAATCATATATCACCCTGTAAATTATAAAGTGTTATTTGGAGCCAACGCATCTGCTGACTTACAAGCTAGTTTTAAAGTGGTTAAAAATTCTAGCCAAGTTGTTTCAGACAATGACATCAAAACTAGAATAATCACTGCTATTGAGCAATTCTTTGCTTTAGAAAATTGGGATTTTGGCGATACATTTTATTTTACAGAATTATCAACTTATGTAATGACACAATTAAGTCCTGATATTTCTAGCTTTGTTATTGTTCCTCGATTAGGCGGATTAGGATTTGGTAGTTTGTTTGAAATTAAATCCGCAAGCGATCAATTATTTGTTAGCGGAGCAACCGTAAACGACATTGAAATTATTTCAGGCATTACAGCAACATCAATTAAATCAATTGCAGGCACACAGCAACAAACAAACGTTAGTGACCAACAAAACATTACCAGTGCAAATTACGGAGTAAACAATGGCTGATAGCATTAATCCAAGCGGCAGCAAGTCAACAAGTTCAAATCTATTACCAAAGTACTATCGAACAGATTCAAACAAAAAGTTTTTACAAGCAACTGTTGATCAATTAATACAGCCCGGAACGGTCAAAAAGACCAACGGATTCATTGGCCGCCAAAATGCAAAGTCTGCAACTAAAGATAATATTTTTATTTCGGCCGCAGATCCTAGTAGACAACACTACCAATTAGAGCCTGGCCTAATTGTTAAGGATAGTCTAGACAATACAACTTTTTTCAAAGATTATCAAGATTATATTAATCAGTTAGGGGTGTTTGGTGCTAATACAACTAACCATTCCAGAATTAATAAACAAGAATTCTACAGCTGGAATCCACATATTGACTGGGATAAATTTGTTAATTTTCAAAACTACTACTGGTTACCGTATGGCCCCGATGTTATTAAAATTCCAGGAGTACAACAAGGTATTACTAGTACTTACAAAGTTGAAATTAAAGCAGAAGCAGATAATAACACCTATGTGTTTTATCCAAACGGAACAACCCCTAACCCAACTATTAAACTATACAGAGGACAAACATATCGCTTTGAAGTATCTAGTCCGGCAAATCCATTTAGCATTAAAACTGCTAGAACCGTTGGTACAGTTGACAGGATTGCATTTCCTTTTAATACCGGAAATGGAACAGAAGCGGGCATAGTTGAATTTACAATTCCTTATAACTCTCCAGATTTACTATACTATCTAAGTGAAAATGATCTTGACCTTGGCGGCGTATTTGAAGTTTTATCAATTGACGAAAACACAGTTCTTGATATCAACACTGAAATTATTGGTAAGAAAACTTATCAATTAAGCACCGGGCAAACCTTGAGCAACGGCATGAAAGTGTCGTTTATTGGACAAGTATCACCTGCTAGCTATGCAACTGGACAATATTATGTTGAAGGAGTTGGCGACTCAATCCAATTGGTCAACGAGTCAACGTTAGAGTTGTTATCACCGTACACCAGTTCAGAAAGTATATTATTTGATAGTTCACCGTTTGATAGCAAACCTTTTAGTGATGCAACTACGTTTGCAGGCAAGCCTGATTATATAGTAGTTAATCGATCAAGCGCGGATCATAATCCGTGGAGCCGTTATAATCGATGGTTCCATAAAGATACCATTGAAGATAGTGCAACCTATAACGGCAAAGTCCCATCGATGGATCAGTCAGCTAGAGCAGTTAGACCAATTATTGAATTTGAACCAAACCTTAAACTTTATAATTTTGGTACAACTGCTATTGCTGATATTGATTTAATTGATACGTATACTACAGATGTATTTTCAAATATTGAAGGCCAATTTGGGTACAATGTTGACGGTATTGATTTAGCACAAGGTATGCGAATTTTATTTACTGCCGAAACAGATATCCGTGTAAAAAATAAAATTTATAAAGTTGACTTCTTAACATTAGACGGAGTTAGACAGATACACTTAACAGAAGAAAGCGAACCGGTTGTAAATCGAGTAGTGTTAGTGCGCCAGGGTGTTAAAAATCAAGGACAAATATATTGGTACAGCGGTACTAGTTGGAATCTTGCACAACAAAAAACTGCACTAAACCAACCACCTCTATTTGATGTTTTAGATTCAAATGGTAATAGTTATGGTGACAAAGTAGTATATGACGGCACAACTTTTGTAGGAACACCTCTATTTTCCTACAAGGTTGGCACTGGTACTAACGATTCAACATTAGGATTTCCATTAAGTTACAAAAATATTAATAACGTTGGCGACATTGTTTTCAATTTTAATTTAGCAACTGATGTATTTCAATATAAAGATAACTTTACAATTATTAGCAAGTGTGTTAATACTGGATATCTTCTAAATACGTCTACAACTGGTGATGCATCTTATGTTAACGGCTGGCAAACTTCCGCAGTTGAATCTGCTCAGGGTGCAGTGCGTATCTATAAAGATACAGCACAAGTTAATAATTTTAACATTGATGTGTTTGATAACATTAATCAGTTAACTGATTTAATAGTAAAAGTATATGTAAACGGTATTAGATTAGATTCTAGTAACTGGACTATTATTAACGCTGGTTACTATAAACAGGTTGTATTAACCACCGACATTACAGCTTCAGATATTCTAACAATAAAAACATATTCAGCCCAACCAATTAACAGCAACGGGTATTATGAAATCCCAATCAACTTACAAAATAATCCGTTGAATAGTGAAATAGGAGATTTTACTCTAGGCGAAGTAAAAGACCATGTTGCCTCTATAGTAGATAATTTGCCAGCTGATTTATCCACTAATAATATTCGCGATTTGGGAAACATTACAAAATACGGAACCCGATTTGTCCAACATAGCGGCCCAATGAGTTTGTCTTTGTATCACATAACATCTGATACTAACAATGTTATCCGAGCAATTGAAAAGTCAAGAGACGACTATAACAAGTTTAAGAGAAACTTTATTTCTGTTGCAGACTCACTTGGGGTTGAAACTGATGTTGTTAAACAAGTTAATTTAATTTTACAAGAAATTAATAAAGATAAACCAAAAACATTCCCATATTATTTTACTGATATGATTCCGTTTAACGGAAGCATTCGTACAGACTTAACTGTTGTAGACTATAGAATTAAAACATATCCACTAACGACTGCATTTAATTTAGATGAATTATCTAATAAGGCAGTACTAGTATACTTGAATGGCGAACAGCTACTATACAAGAAAGATTACACATTTGATCCTCAAGGATTTATTATAGTGTTGGCAACTATTGCTAACAAAGATATTATTACAACTTACGAGTTTGATAATACTAACGGTTCTTTTGTTCCCGCAACTCCTACAAAGTTGGGTATTTGGCCAAAGTATGAGCCAAAGATATATTTAGACAGCAGTCTTGTAACTCCTCGAGAAATGATTCAAGGACACGACGGCAGTCAAGTTCTTGCATACGGCGATTTCCGTGATGACCTAATTCTTGAATTAGAAAAACGCATTTATAACAACATTAAAATTTCATATAATCCTGAAATTTTTGATGTTCATAAGTTTGTACCGTCATACGTTAGACCAACTGACTATTCATTATCTGAGTTTGATGAAGTGTTGTCGTCAAACTTTTATACATGGACTAATATAATCAACCGAGATTTTTCAACCCCGTTAAGCTATAATAGTGAAGACTCTAGAACATTTAATTATAGAAATTTAGCTACACCCGACGGTGTAACGCCGTTACCGGGATATTGGAAAGGGATACATCGTTGGATGTTAGACACAGACCGTCCAAACATTTGCCCATGGGAAATGTTAGGTATGAGTGAAGAACCAAGTTGGTGGCAAACAGTATACGGGCCTGCTCCGTACACTAGCAATAACCTAATTTTATGGAAAGATTTAAGTGCCGGATTGGTTAGAGAACCTGGTAAGCCGTTGTTGCATCTTAAACAGTATGAGAGACCATTTTTAGAAACTTGCATCCCTGTTGACGAAAATGGTGATATTGTTAGTCCTCTATTTTCCGGACTAGCACGAGGTACGATCACTAATTCAACCGCCGGCGATTTTGTATTTGGAGACGTCAGTCCAGTTGAATCCGCATGGAGACGTAGTAGTCACTATGCATTTAGTATGCTGATTAATTTTACATTATTGCAGCCATCTAGTACGTTTGGCACACTACTAGACAGATCTCGAATTGTTAGAAATCTTGCAGGCCAACTAATTTATAAAGATACTGGTTTACGAATTACACCCAAGGATGTTGTGTTACCTAGCATCTATTCTAGTACAACTGATATAAAAACTTCTGGTATTATTAACTATATTGTTGATTATATTTTAAGTGACAATTTAAAATCATATGCGCAATACCAATATGATTTACAATATATTACAGCACGGTTGAGTCATCGTATTGGCGGTTTTACTAGCAAGGAAAAATTTAATTTACTATTAGATAGCAAAACACCGTTGACGTCGGGCAGTGTATTTGTGC